GCGCGGTACTGATCCCAATCGGTCTCACCGAATCCCTGTGCATAGGAGTCCTGCACATCCGAGAACAGCCCGGAGGCAATATCCCCGTACTGGTTGGTCAAACCAAGCTGTTTCTGCAGCGCCTGATTAACGGGGCGCGCAAGCGTGATCCGGCTGGTCCACCTGTCGTTCGGACCCTCCGTCCACGTCATAGTGCCGAACGGCGTGATCTGTGTGGGACGGTTTGCTCGCGTGGCAACACGGGCATTCTGGAGATTCCCGGCGGCGGTCTGCTGTGCGGCCCCGGTGTAATCGGGAGCTGGAGGCGGATCGGGACTGTCGAAGAAATGCACGCGATTGAACCGTGCGCCAAGCCTTATCTTGGACTGAACGATTGCGTCAGGTCTGAACATATCTCACCTTCATGTTTAACCAGCGACACTCATCTTTCAGCATCCGGTAAAGCAACATGTCGCAGTCTGGCGCACCATGCTTCAGGGTATGCTCGTGAACAAAGCCGAGGTGTTCGGCAAATCGAATGGCCTCTTTTCGTGAGGCCGGAATGAAACCGTTAATGCGTTTTACACCGAGTTGGACGAACGGATACCAGAACGCGAAGTGCAGGGCTTCCCGTGTTATCCATTGTTTGCCTTTCGAGGCAATATGCATGTTCAGGCACGCACCGTTGTAATAGTCGTAGGTGGCGCCAGCGATGATCTCGCCGTCTTCCTCGATCCCGATGGCCTGGAATCTTGCAAAGCCCTCTTTGTGACCTAACTGTTCGGCGACGAACTGCGCGATCCTCTGGTTGTGTTCAGGGCCGTGGATCGTTCTTCTCATTCACTTCCGCAACGCGATGCGCGAATTCGTAGACCTTCCCGCACTTGCACTCCTTCCGTTCCCGGTCATGCTTGAGCGTCAGGCTTTCACCACACTCGCAGTTAAACCACACTTCGGGAGAATCGTAGAGGATATCGATCACAGGACATTACCCTCCTGATACACGAGGTCTGTGGCGTACCACACCACGCGGCTGACCTTCGTCTGCGCCTTGATATGAGGGGCTACCGCATAGCCGATCCCATCTGCGTGTAGCCAGTTCTTGCTGATCGTCAGATCACCGCCCCAGACCGCGGAATCCCAGGTCCCGGTATCCCAGACACCCGCTGCGGAAGTCGGCAGGATCGGAGACCCAGACGGATCGGAGGTGTCGAAATCGAAGTTCACGCCGACCAAGATACCTGCGCCGATGTCCATGCCAAGCATGGGCCGCATCATCGTGCAATGCTTCAAAGCCGTATTCTTGCCGAGGTAGTTGAAAGCCTGCAGCGCGTTGCCGTTGATGTTCGTGCTGTTGTCAGCCACCCCTGTAAAGGCTTTCACCACCGCAGAGGAAGTGCCGAAATAGATGTTGTCGTTGTAGCGTTCGAAACACAGGGCGTTCCAGCCCGTGAACTTACACCACGCCCCGGAGATCGTGTTCATGACGTACTGATGCGCTGCGGTAGCCGATTCCGGGACATTCAACAGCAGGGCATCCCCGATAGGATGTAACAGGACCTGCCAGCCGAAGGTCGAGCCGTAGGACACCAGATCGTCGGAGATCAGCGGCAGGATCTTGTCAGTCAAAGAAGCGGCTTTGTTGACCTGCGAGGTCAGTAGAGCCTTACTCAACAGGATCAGCCCGTCCTTGCAGATCACCGCGAGATCCGATCCGTACTGCGCCAGACACCTCCGTCCGATCGGGGCACCGACCTGGAACTTGCCGACAAGCGCCCAGGTCGCGGCACTCGCCGGATCTGTGCCCCGGTATACCGCGACTTCCCCTTCGGAAGTGATAAAGACGGCGTGGTCGTCCATGCCGTAGCCGGCATCCAGCGTCCAGGTTCCCATCGCCATCAGATACCCGCCGCGCGTGAAGATCGAGCGGAAATCAAACAGCGTTGCGGCACCTCCGACTGCAGAGGTCGGCAGATACCAAGCTTTGAGTGAAGTTTTCTCGATGAACCAGATCCGGTTCTTGAAGGCGTTGACATGGATCAGGTTGGTTGTCGTCACCCCGGTAATTGCAGGCGTACTCCCGGAGTCAATCGCCGTCCAGTTCGTGCCGTCGTAGAGCTGGGGCTTATCAGCTCCGTTGACCGCGTAGAGGTATGCTCCGCCGGTGGTCGAAAAGTTGATGTACTGCCAGCGCCCGCTGGTCATGCTGGTGACGACACCAGCGCCGATAGACCCGGCACTGGTTGCGTCGTAGATCGCGATGGTATTGGCGGCGAAAAGTTTCTGAGCCCCAGACCCCGTGTTGTACGCCATCAGGGTCTGGATACCGCCGTTACCGGAAATCGCGCTCCCGGAATCCGTTAGGTGATTGGAAGACCCCGATCTGAGTTCCACGTAGTTCGGGTGCGGGAAGAAGTTCTCCAGGATCACCGCATCCCGGACATCCATCGACGCATACGGATCTCGGGCGTTCAGACCTCCCACTGGAGCCGGAAGCGAGACGGTATTGGAAACCCGCCTGCCCCTGCGAGAGACAAGTGCCTTCCTCACACCGACCAGTTCCCGTTAGGAATGACGAGCCCGTGCGTTTTCTGCGTGAAATTCCCGTCCATGCTGATCACGGCCGGCACCTTATCCCGCGCCGTCGCGTTCTCGACCTGCAGCTCGTATTTCTGCATGGCCTCCGCATATTCCAGACCTTTGGCCTGCTGCCAGCGCCAGATCACGCCTAGCGCCATCAGGTTTTCATCCAGGAGCCCTACGTCGTCATCCGCCCCCCATGCGGAGCGGTAAGTCGTTCCTGCGGAATCGGTCAACCAGTTTTTGGACACATACTCGAAGGCCCACGTCTGCCCGGCCGTGGGCGTGGGGTTGATTCGGAGTGTCCCGCCCCTGATCCTGAACTGCTCGAAGGGTCCGGTGACGGAGGAGGCTTTCAACATCTGCCATTCAGCGGGGGTCAGGGCTCCGTAGATCGGCCGCTGCTCGGTGCGGTTCCAGATCGTGTTGTTCAGGATGTACTTGAACCCGTTGGTCGCAATCGAGGTGATCGCGCCCTGACTCTCGGCGGCAAGGGATGTGTGCGTGGCCTCGTTGATCAGGGCTTGCCAGGGGTAACGCTCGGCAAGAGACTGGCCCTCCTCGTTGGCGATCTCCATGAGCTGCAGGATCTGCTGATCCGTGGACGTGTAGACCACGCTCGGCACCTGCAACCCGATCCGCCGGCACACCCCCTGCACGAGAGTCAGGAGCGACATTTAGGCCGCCTTTCGGGGACGCCCGCGCTTGGGCTTATCAAGGATCTCGGCGGCGCTGATCTCCTCGCCCTCCTCAACTGGATCTGCGGCAATACGCGCATTCGACAGCCGGTCTAACTGCGACTTGAGCTGCCGGATCAGATCCTCGTTGGCCTGGAGCCGTTCCTCAGCCGCTTCGAGCTTTTCCTTGAGCCCCGCGTTATCGCTGGCAACCTTGGAAGTGTCCGCGCGGGTCTTAAGCCATGACCGCGCCTTTTCCTTCTCGGCACGCGCCCCCATTCCGACATTCGCCAAGCCTTCTTCGTTGGCTTCCGCCATTTCCTCGACGGTGCGGTAGTTCGCGTGCTCCCAGACCTTTTGACGGGCCGGGGAAAGCAACGGCCACGCCTTGATCGGGGTTCCGTCTACCGGGACATCCTGACCGTTCTTCCAGGCTTCGTAGCTTTTCTTGATCGGCTCCCAATACTTCGACCAGTACGGATCGCCTTTCGCTGACAGCGCCTTTTTGTCCGCGATGAACCGCTCCGCGATGAACGGATAGCGGTCCTTGGTGCCGGCAGGGGTCACGTAGATGTAATCCACATCCTTGGTGCAGTAATATCCGGTCTCCTCGCTCTTCTCGCGGTCGTAGACGCCGACGCGCTCGAAGCTCACGAAGGGAGGTTTCACGATGTTGGGGTTGATGATCGTCATTGGGTCTCCATAAACGAAAAAACCCGCACGGAGCGGGTTCAAGAAATGCCCTTACGGGCGATCAGTTCACGTAAGCCGTCACCCACGGCAGTGCAACCGTGGCGCCGGCAATGGTCCAAGCCGTAGGACTGGTGGCAGTGGAAGGTCTGGCCGCAAGCGTGGCACAGACCCCGGTCTGGATGTCATCCGCGAGCCCCGCCCGGAGCTGCATCGGGGTGGTCGCATCGTTACCGAACACCGCCCAGAGATTGTCTCCGGGGTTGCAGGCCGTGGACAGCGTGACGGCTGTGGATTTGATGCCCGTGGAGTTCACGACAGCTGACACATCGGCATACCCAAGCCTTGTGAGCGTGGGATTGCCGCCGAGATTCACGGCGCCTGAGAAGATCCCGACCTCCGCATAGGTGATCGTGGCCGCAGCAGTCGTCACCCGGTATCTCAGGGCCACACTTGTGGACTTCCATGAGGCTGTACCCAGCCAGACCGCAATAGCCGTTCCGGCAACCGTCACGTACAGATCGGTGAGGTTCCCGGCGTTGTGGTAGCCCTGCATCAAGCGGGGAGGAATGCGCACCCCGACCTCGACGGAGGAGTCCGAGGCGTTCAGGACGTAGATTTTCTCCGATCCGGCGGTGCGGTCTACGACAATCGGCGTCCCGTCGAACCCCGCGAAGTCTGCGGCGACCGGCGTCCCGGTCAGGGAGCGGACATCAGCCACGGCGGTACACTACATCCCTGTGGAAGCGCGCGACCTCCTTGTAACCGTGCTCCAGGAGCCATTCTGAGGCCGGTTTACCGTACCGCTCGTCGTGGCCGGTCTCCTCGATACACACGACCGGCGAAAACCGCTCTATCGTGCTTTGAGCGCCCTCTAAAGCATGCCTCTCGTAGCCCTCGACATCCAAGTAGATCAAATCGCAGGCCGTCAGGTTCAGGGAATCGACGGTCACGACCTCGATCTCGCCGTCGCCGTCGATATACGAGGCCCCGCAGTTTGTCTTGTTGACGTGCATGCCCGCTTTTCCGTGCTCCGAACCCAACGCGGCATTGCAATGCACAATGTTTTCGTAGCCGCTCGTGTTTTCGCTCAGACAGGCGTAATTTTCAGGATCGGGCTCGAAGGTAAAGACGGTTTTGAACAGCCGGGAAAGCTCCATCGGCCACAATCCGACGTTCCCGCCGGCCTGCACACACACCGAGCGCCTGTCGCAGAGCGCTGCGATCTGCGGGATGTCGCCAATCGTGGCCTCTGCGGAGACCCGGCAGGCGTAATCGCCCTTCGGCCACTTGATCCCGTCCACGACCTTGAATTGATCGGGCGAATCCTGCACCGCAGACATCATCCGGGCGATATGCGGGATCAAACCATCCCCGGCCACGACCAGGGTACAGTCGTCCTCAATTAATTCATGGGCAATCCGCTCGAAATCCTGCGCCTGGGTGATCATCCATGGGGCACATTTGAATTGCCGGCCGCTGCAGAAGGCTTCCAGCACCCTCTCGCCGCTGTTTAGGTCCTGTTCGTAGGCGTGGTGTTCGTCGAGGCGGTAACAACTGTCGAATCCGTAGAGGTGGAAGCTCTTGTAGCCCATTTTCCGGGCCAGGATCATGGCCTTCATGCCAACCGTCGTGCCGCCGCCGAACAGATGTGCGGTTTTGGTCGCGATCTCCTCCAGGATCTCCGGCGCGCCTTCCGTCAGGTTGTGGTAGACAACCACATCCATGCCTTTGAGGGCGTCGAAAATCGCCTGATCGCACTGCGAGGCGACGTAATAGGTCACGCCAGCACGGGGATTGCGGACAAACCGCACGTTATCCGCTCTCGCGTCGAGCAAAACCATCGCATCGGGCATGATCCCGCGGCTGACAAGCCAGTCGTGCGTGCCGTTCAGCGCCCAGATTTGGTGCCCGAAGGCTTTCATCGCCGCGATCTCGTTTACCGAGTCCTGAAGCGATGGCCCCCCGCCTATCAAGCAGACGTGCCGGTCGTGATCGGGCGCGAAATCGAACCACGGCAGATCGAGCGAGCAGGCATAGCGGATGTTCCGCTGCAGAATGGCGTTCTGCGTGTTGCAGATCGTGTCCAGATCCGCCCGCGATAACCCGCCTTTCCTCCAGACCTGGGGGACCCATCCCTCCAGGACCTCGTGCGGGCGGGGATGGCCGTGGAAACACACCACAGAAGCCTTAGTCGGGATCTCTCCTCCGGTGGCTTTGTAAGACACGAACAGGTCGGGGTAGAGATTCTGAAACAGATCGGCCGTGGGCTGATGGCTTGCGATCCATGCCTGATCTCCCCCGACCACATCCGGGAAACCGGCTTTCTCGAATTCCTCCCACAAGTGAGAGCCGAACCCGCCTCGCCAAGCCATCACGCCTGACTGCCAGCCCGAGAACGGTCCTGAAACCGGCTTGAACAGATCGGCCATGATCGCGAACTCTCCCGCGTAGCCCGCGATCTCATCCAGCCTCCCCGTAATGAGGGTGTCCAGATCAAAGTAGAGGACGCGCTCGCCTTCGCGGAACACTCCTGATTTGAACAGGTAGAGCTTGTTCCACCATCCCGTTAAACCCGGCTGTACCGGGCGTGCCTCTATGCCTTCGTCCAGTCCTCTCGGGTCATCGGTGAAGCACACGAACTTTCCGGGGTAGCCTTCCGCGAGATTGCGGCGCGCCATGTCGAAAAGCGTGTTGACGTATTCCGCGCCGCGCCCCTCGTAGTTCCCGACCTGCACACAACAGATATTCAGCATGTAACCGTAACATCCTTTCCGATCACGTCACGGAGTCTGACGGGCGCGATCAGTTCGATGAAGTTCTCAGCGTAGCGATAGCCGCGAATAGTCCAGGCTTCGATCCCATTCACGGCGACCGGCGTGAACTCGAAATCATGCGGCTCCCATTCCCCGTCGATGTTTCCCTTGTCCACGGGGTCATGCAGCGCGACGCGATATGCGCCGGGAGGATCGAAGGACTGCCCGAGACGGATATTCAGTGAGCCCGGATAGGGAGTAATTCCTAAGGCTTTCTCGATCTCCAAGATCCGCGCGCCGTCGTTGTGCAGAAAGGCTTTGGAGGCCCCTCCGGCCCCATCTACGGTCACGCCGTAGTAGGTCTTGGGCTCAGTGCGTTTCGGCGTGAAGCGATAGACGCTGCGGGTCTCCTCGTGCAACGCAGGGCCGATGTACTCGAAGTCGAAATAGTGCGTCGCCGACTGGATGATCGCCTCTCTGGTGTAGCCCGAGTGCTTGCCTGCAGAGACGTTCGCCCACACCACCGGATCGGATATATCAGTCGGGTTCTCCCATAGAAGCTCGCCCGCTGTATGCCGCCACAGCCAGAACCAGATCGCGTCATGGCTGCCGCAGTTCTCGTAGAGGTGGTGATAGAGGCTGAACAGGTACACCACATCGAAACGGCCGAACTCCCGCCATTGCTTCCCGACATTGGTATGCCGGAACTCGCATTGCGGCCAATAACGTCTGGCGGTTTCGTTGTTCCGGGCGATGACATCCACGAACCCCGACTGCTTGACGATGCGGTTACGATCAAGGCCTAGGACTCGTGAGGCTCCGCGAGACGCGGATAACCATGCCCAAAACCCGTGATCTGTGCCGATATCGAGGACTGTCTTCCCGGCGAGATCGGGAAGCGGGATCGCCTCCATCTTCAACCGCATGCGCTCGCCGATGTTGACCGGCACGCCGTTGTCCAGGTCAAACTGCTGGTAGTCGATACGTGTCTATACGAGGGTCTATACCCTCGACCTCGTAATAGCGATGCGAGAGCGCGTCATGTTTGCGCGTCAGCCCGCCGCCGTAGCGTGTCCAGTGGTTGTAGCGACGCAGCGCAGTACCTTTTTTCAGGCCCTCCGCGTCGGTGAGTTCAATTCTGTAGTTGCTTTCCGAGCCATATCCGAAGGTCACGATGGGGCCGGGATACGTGCTCTTGACGAATTCATGCACCTGCTGGTGGTGAACGTGGCCGTATTCGCCGGCCTCGTTATGTGTGACAACCAGATCGAAACCTCCGAGATCAAGTCCGTCCAGATTGACAAGCGGATCACCGGGGCCGCTCTCCGTGTAGGGGAGCACGCGCCCGAAGGCGCCGAGATCCTCGCAGGCCGCGTAGAACTTCCACGCCCTGACAGGATCGAGCCTCGGGATACTGCAACAGACGACCGTCCAGTCGCCGGGATGCCTCAGCATCAACCCAGACGCCCACAGCGTTTCGTCGTCGGGGTGCGCGACGACAACCGCAGACTTTCCTCCGAACAGGGAGCCTCCAAAAAGAAGGGGAGGCCGAAGCCTCCCCGAATATACTGCTGTTTGTTAGGTGATCTGACTCTGGCAGTGCGGACGGTTGATCGTGAGAACAACCGTGCTGGTCGTGCTGGTAACGGTCGTGAGATTCGCCGACCGCGCACCAACGACTTCCAGACCCGCAGACGCGATGACCTTCACGCGCCCTGCCGTCGCAGAGATGTACACCTTGACCTGCGGATTCACAGCAACGGCGGTCTTCTTCACAACGGCGTTGCCGCTGATCTGATACCAACCGTACTGCGAAGCCACGTTGGCGGACATCGCCACTGCGATCGGCACGGCCTGAACGGTCGTGTTAGTCAGCAGAACGGTCTGCCAGGTAGTCGCGTTGTACTTGACGAGAGACCCGACCACGGTGCCTGCAACACCAAGAAGGTAGATGAACTCGCCTTCCCCGTAAGTCGGATCGACGCCGCGAACAACGGTGCCGAGCGGGTGCGCCTGCGTAGTGGAGGTGTTTTCAATCGGCTGCGCGCCGACCATGTTGTGGATAGTGAATGCCATGTGCCCTCCTTAACCGTGCATGACGCCCTGGAGGCTCCGGTTGGAGCACACCAGGTTTCCCTGCCAGATTATCGGCATCACCACGGCGTCCTGATTCACAGACCGCATCTCAGGAACTTCCGTCATGTTGGCGTCCTTGTGCACGACCAGCTCCATGAAATTGGTGTTGATCATGTAGCCGTGCGCGCTCGGGATGCCGCCGCCCAGAGTACCGCCGTCGAAAACCACGTCGGCCTTCTTGTACTTCAGGCTCACGAAACCCGCCTTGCCGGACTGCGGCCCGGTGTCGGTCGAGTACCGCTTCAGGCTGACCTGAGAGCCCTCGAAGAAGGTGTAGTAGTCGTTCGACAGCACGATCAGATCCGGCTGATCGTTGCCACGCGACAGCTCAAGGTAGAGCTGCAGCATGAACGGCTGCTCGAATGTCGTATTGCTCAGAGTGATGGAAGATCCACTCAGAGGGGACGATGCGTCCTGCACCGCGTTGGACCAGAACGTGAACGTCGAGGAGTCGATGCCACCGATGGTGCCGGTGTTCACCGTGTCGTTGATCAACGCCTGCAGTCCGTTGATCTGGTTGGAGGCCGTGCCGTCGGAATACAGATCCGTAGACAAACCGTTCTTGAACGAACGGATCGCATTGGTCATGCGCGACTTCACCAGGTTGAGGATGCGGGTCTTGCTGCCCGCGTTGTTACGCAGCTCCAGGCCAGAGGCGACCACGTTGACCGCGATCTGCTTCCACTGGTATTCCGCCGCCGAGATTACATCGGATGCGGACACGTCGAGGAAATCATACTGGTTGTTATCGCTAGGGCTCTTTATCCCCAGCTTCTACCGCTCACGCGGCAGAACAGACTATATCTTCACCTTACGGTGCCGGGCGCTCGTGGGTGGGTTATCGTTTCCTCACCACCTAGTCGTTACACCTTCCACACCCCTGGGGATTTCTCCTTACATGTGTGGCTTGGCTCGGTATTGTCTGAGTAAACAGCACCCAGAGTTTCACCGAGTTCACCCAGTTAAGCGGCTAATGAACTGTCCTCTCAGTTGTAAAACCGCTGTACCTCTGATAAGTCCCATTATCTGCGTAATCGAGCGGAGTAACGATGGACAAACCGCCGTCCTCCGTGCGGACACGACCGTTGTCGGTCAGCCACCGCAGGAGGGCGTTGTTGTTTGACACGTTGTCCATGATCTCCGCACGATGATTGCGGAACGTGGTCGAGACCAGTTCCGTAAACGTGCTATTGGGAGATGCCATTTGATGCTCCTATGATTGGTTAGGCGGCTCCAGACAGTGTGTCGTAGAGATCGCCGAGGTCTTCGAACATCTTGCCCTTCGGTGCGGCGGCCGGCGCCTGTGTGCCCTGTGTCTTCAGGGTGACGCCTTGCGCTCGCCGTGCCTCTTGGGCTGCCTTTGAAGCCCGTTCACGCTCCTCCTCCTGTTGGCGTTTCAGAAGGGCGGCGCGTGTGTCAGGACGCGCCCATACTGCGTGCTCGTAAGCCTCTTCGAATGATGCGGATTTCCCGGTGGCTACACGGTCAATCACTTCGTCTCGCACGTCTTCGATGAACTCGTGCTTGAGTTTTCCATCCGGTGTTCTCTCGGATGCGAAACTGTTGAAGAACGCCTCGGCCTCAGCCTGTTGCTGTCTGGCGAGCTGCTGCTTGAGCGTCATCAATTCCTGATTTGCGGCCTGCACCTGCTGTACGACAGGGGCGAGGTGCGGCTGCAACATATTCGGGTCGAACTGGCCGGGTTCAGGTTTGGGCTGACCCACCAGTTTGGCGAGGTCGGTGCCCGTGGCCTCCGCGATGGCATGAATGAGTTCCACCGGCGGGATGTTGTACTGTGCGGCGAGATTCAGACCCAACCGGACCTTATCTCCGGGCTGGGCGTAGCGCAGCGCGTGATCTGCGGCCAGCAGTCTTTGCACTGCGGTTGCCGTGTCGAGATTCATGGCGGTCAGGGTGGCCTGATAGGGAGCGACAGCGGCTTTCAGGGACTTGCCGAGCTCGGCGTCTTCCTTGCTCTGACCCAGGCCCTTGTGGAAGTCGTCGTTACGCCGCAGCAGATCGTCCTTGAGGCCGTCTGAGAGCTTGTCGAACTCATCGCGGACATCCGCCCGCAGCGAGCGCCGGAACGCCTGTACGCGGTCGTCACGGCCCTTATCGGCGCCCTTGGGAACGGCGCTCCAGTGCTCTGGTTCGGCGGGCTCCGACTGTTCAGGCTTTGCGGGCTCCTCAGCCTTAACCGGTTCCTCGGCCTTGACAAACTTCCCGTCCGGTCCACGGACGCGGGCGGGTTTCTCGGGTTCCGGGGGAGAAAGATCCTCACCGGCCTCGATCTTGTCGAAGGCTTCCTCCAGGGTCTTGTCGATCGAGCCGTCCTTACTTGCCAGCTCGTCACTTTTCGCGTCTACATCGAAATGCGTATCAGCCATTGGGTCTCCTAGGCGTTAAACCGTTTTGCGTTCGTAAGCCACATCCGCGCCTGCCGCTACCTCGTTGGCAAGCCTCTCGCGTTTCTCCGATGGCGCGGTCTCGAACCACCGCTCCACGGATTCCTCCACCTTCTTGTCCATCGCCCGCTCTTCCTGCTGGCGACGCTTAATCCATGCCTCTTTCTCCCCGGCTTCGTAGGGCCGGCAGCCGTTGCGCTTCAGATCCTCGATCCGCGCAGCCTTGCTGGTGATCGGCCGGCCATCGATGGGCGAGTCGTAGCAGATATCCATCGCCACAAAGCCCATGGGGGCGCTGGTGATGACCTGATGGGTGGTGACGCCGCAACACTGGGGACCCTGCTTGCGGTCCTCCACGCTGTTATAGGCGTCCTGGATGCGCCCGCACCGGGGGCACTCGTATTCAAATATGGGCATCAGAGTTCAGCCGGTCTGGATTTCTGCTGCTGCGCGATGATCGCGCCCCGCTGTTTCAGGAGTTCGCCTTCCTGCATGCGCTCCTCGTGGGCCATCCTCTGGCCCTCCATCTGCATCTCCGCGCCGAATCGCGCATCCTCGTGCTGCATCTTCTGTTGCTCAATCGCGATCTTGCTCTCGGTCTCCTTCTCCTTCAGTTGCAGCTTGGCCTTCTCGATCTGGGCTTGCGGATCTTCCCTGGGAGGAGGCATCTGGATCTTGTCGAGTTCGTCCTCGACCTCTGAGCCGAGTTTGAAGCGCCGAACAGCGGCCAACAGCATGGATTTCGCGGCCTCAATCGGCATGATGCCCTGCATGACCAGAGGGCCTATGCCCTGCGCGAACTGCACCACACCGGCAAGCAATTCGGTGATGTTCTCCTGCTCCATCTGGAGCTGCGCGGAGATCGTCGAGTCGGTCTCGATATCGACCTTGTAGCTTCTCAGGAGATCGTCCCGGAGCACAGTCATGATCTCCTCCCACGATGGCTTTGCCGCCATTTCCGCAAACTCAGGCGGGAGTTCTATTTGCTGGCCGGCCTGCGCCATCTGCTGGGCCTTCTGTTGGAGCATGGCGATCTGCTGTTTCTCCATCGCGGTCGGATACTGAAGCCCGGTCATCATGGACAGCGTGCGTTCGTTGAAGTGATTGGCGACCACTTCGGCCATCAGGCAGATCAGGTCACGGGCGAACCGCTGGACCTCTTTCTGGGATCGCTGGATACGCATCGTCCCCCAGTTCGCCTTGATCTGCTGGGCGCCCAGGGTCTCCTGCGCGTTGGAAACCCCGCGCATGACATCGGCTATTCCGGTGATCTCCCAGATCGCGGCCTTCACGGATTCCCGATACTGATAGAGCTGTATCAAGACCTTGACATGGGTTTCAACCGGCGCCATCCAGATCGCGTTCCCGAGCCCGCCTTTCTCCAGGAAGGCCGCCATGTCGGAAGCCGGGATCAGCTTGTTGTCGTCCTGCTCGTAGAGTGCCGAGATTTCCGTGACATTGCCGGCGTAGATCCCGACGACCTTGATGGCCTTGATGATGCGCTTGATGCGCTCCGTTACCCGGTCCAGCTCGTTGGCCAGGGTCTCGTAGAGCTTGAAGTCAGGGACCG